TTCACGCCCTCGGATCGGAGTCGCCTTGGTGTCGCCGAGGTGACTCGCATGTCCAAGGTCGAAGAGCTTCGAGCCAAATACCAGGACTAGATCGGTGTGGCCGCCTGCGTTCTTGACCCCGGTCAGGAAGGAAGAGCTAGAAGCATCTGACGGCCCTTTCGTAATCGACTTCGCCAACACCTTCTGCCGCCAGACCAAGGACACAATCGCCGGTAAGTCAGGTCAGCTGCTGGTCATGCGGCATTGGCAAGAAGAGCTGCTGCGACATGTCTTTGCAAAAGACCCGACCACAGGCCGCTACCGACACCGCATCGCCTCAGTCTTCGTCGCACGCAAGAATGGCAAGTCCGTCTTAGGTTCAGTCGTCGCCTTGCATGGTCTCTTCTACGGCCCACTCGGTGCCGAGGTGTATTCGTGTGCTGCTGACCGTGACCAAGCACGCATCGTCTTCAACACGGCAAAGCGCATGATCGAACTAGAACCAGAACTGAACTCGATGTGCAAGATCTACCGCGACGTCATCGAAGTCAATGGCACCGGCTCCATCTTTCGCGTCCTATCTTCCGAGGCTTACTCGAAGGAAGGCTTGAACCCGAGCTGTGTGGTCGCTGATGAGACCCACGCTTGGCAGTCATCCGACCTTTGGGACGTTCTGGCCTTAGCTTCGGGTGCCAGAGAATCGCCAATCATGCTGTCAATCTCGACGGCAGGGGTGAAGACCGATACCACCGGGCAAGACTCCATCGCCTATCGCTTGTTCCAATACGGCGAGAAACTAGCCAAGAACGAGCTGGTCGATGAATCGTTCTTCATGGCCTCATGGACTCCACCACTCGACGCCAAGCACGATGACCCTAAGACCTGGGCTATGGCTAATCCGGCACTAGGTGACTTGAACAGCCTCGAAGAGTTTGAGTCTGCGGTCAAGCGAACACCAGAGGCTGAGTTTCGCATCAAGCGTTGCAACCAATGGGTGTCATCCCAGAACGCATGGCTGCCGAGCGGCTCCTGGGATAAGTGCAAGACCAAGATGAACGTCGACTCAGCAGTCGAGGTGTGTCTTGGCTTCGATGGTTCTTTCAGCAACGACTCGACGGTCATCGTCGGTGCGACCTGCACGGATAAGCCTCACCTATTCCTAATCAAGGCATGGGAACGACCACCACACATCAAGGACTGGCGCGTCGACATATTCGACGTCGAGAACACGATCGTCGAGGCTTGCAAGAAATACAACGTGCGCGAAGTCGTGTGCGACCCATATCTGTGGTCAAGAACGATCCAACAACTCGGCGAAGCCGGCTTGCCGATGGTCGAATATTCGTCAGGCAGTCCGGCTCGGATGGTGCCGGCTTGCAAGAAGTTCTACGACCTGGTCACCCAAGAGCGACTCACTCAAGACGGCAACCCATTACTCGCAAGGCATCTACAGAACGCAGTCTTGAAGATAGACCAGAAAGGGCCGCGAATCACAAAAGAACATCGCGGCTCCCCACGCAAGATCGACGGTGCGGTCGCTTGCGTCATCGCGGCAGACCGAGCAACGGTCAAAGTCGAACGCGAAGAGAAGCACGAAGTCGGCTTCTTCGCCGTCTAAGGAGTGAACATGAAACTAGCTACGGTCTTGCAAATAGCAGGACTCGTCTTGGTCGGTGTAGGAGTCTTCACTATCTCGGTTCCCGTCGGCATCATCGCATCAGGCGTCCTATGCGTCGTCGTAGGAGTCTCGTTGGAGCGTGCCGGTGCTGAATAACCTCTTCGAGAAGCGTTCCATCTCGTTCCAGACGATATTCGGTGCAGGCGGTGACATCTTCCGCTCGACCATCGCTGGCCCGGTCATCGATGAGCTCACATCCCTTCGCATCGGCACCGTGTATGCGTGTGTCCGACTAATCAGTGACTCAATCGCAACTCTTCCGATGGATACGTTCGTTCGTATCGATGGTGAGCGTCGTCCTTACCGACCTCGGCCAGAATGGGTGGACGACCCGGACGTCGATTCAGGTGTGAGTCGGATCGAACACTTCCAGGCCCTTCTGGTCTCATTACTCTTGAACGGCAACTCATTCACGAGGGTCTATCGAGACTCCAGAGGCGACGTCGCAGCTCTAAGTGTCATGAATCCACTCATGATCGAAGTTCGACGCAATCGTGAGAATCGTGCCATCGAATACGTCTTTGACTACAAGGAAGTCATACAGGCGCAAGACATCATCCACTTGACAGAGCTTCGGCTTCCCCAATCTCTTCGCGGTGAGTCTCGAATATCTCTCATCAAAGAAGAGTTGGGTCTATCAGCCGCACTGGCCGAGTTCGCTCAACGATTCTTCGCAGGTTCGGCGAACCCTGCAGGTCTCATCGAGGTTCCGACGAACATCACGCGCGAACAAGCCGTCGATTTGGTCAATGCCTTCGATGCCTCACACAAGGGTCTTGCCAAGACTCACAAGACAGGCGTCTTATTCGGTGGGGCAAAGTTCAACAAGACACAAGCGGACAACGAGACGTCACAGATGTTGGAGTCTCGCAAGTTCAGCGTCGAAGAAATAGCTCGAATCTTCCGTGTGCCGCTCTTCATGTTGTCCTCGAGTCAAACTGCAGCACAGGGCTACAACTCAGTCGAGGCTCACGGAATCTCATTCATCAGAAACACACTTCTGCCCTACGTCGCAAGAATCGAAACCTCCTACTCGAGACTTCTTCCGGGGGGCGTGTTCCTACGGTTCAACGTCGATGCCTTGCAACGCGCCGACATCCAGACTCGATTCGCTTCCTACTCTCAAGGCATCCAAGCCGGTTTCTTGACCGTCAACGACGTCAGGCGTCTGGAGGACTTATCAGCCGTCGATGGTGGCGAGATTCTTCGCGTGCCATTGGCGAACGTCAACATCGAGGCAGCATCGCTTCAAGAGATGAACATCAAGACCCAAATGGCTCAACGTCTAGTGCTCGCTGGATACGAACCAGCTGCAGTCTTGTCAGCCCTGAGCATGCCCAACATCGAACACAGTGGCGTTCCATCCACACAACTTCAGCCTCTGGCTCAACTCGATCCAGAGAATCCAACGGAGCTGTATCGACAATGAGTAATGGTTATGGCAAGCCCTCAAGTCCAAGACCAAGACCAATGCCAAGGCCAAGACCGAGGCCGCGACCTAGGGGTCGGTAGTGCCCTACGCAGTCCAACAAGGTGTGCCGGGCTGTAGCGGTTACGCAGTAGTCAAGACCACCGATGGTCAAGTCATGGGTTGTCATGAGACCAAGGCAAAGGCAGATGACCAACTCACTGCCTTAAACATCGCTGAGTTCGGCGAGCGTCAAATGCCGAATGAGATAGTCGAAGGTGACTTCGTATCTTGGACTATGGACGGCGAACGCATGGTCGGTCGTGTCGAGCATGTCATGACCGAAGGTGTGTTGGGCGTTCCAGACTCGGACTTCTCATTGGAAGCAACCGCCGACGATCCGGCTGCCTTGGTTCGAATCTATTCGGCCACTGACAACGGCTACGAAGAGACTGCCAATCTAGTCGGTAAACCAGTCTCAACTCTCACCAAGATAGAACCATTGGAAGAATCCCGTCAGGTCGATCTAATCGCACCGTCTTACATGCGAGTCGCTGCCGAGCGTGGCTTGCAGTTACATCGGCAGGGCTTCTCGGGTGAGGGTCTAAGACCACAAACCGTCCGAGAAGCTGGACAGATGGCACGAGGTGACGCGTTGTCAGAGGACAAGTGGCGACGAATCCCGGCATGGGTCGCTCGTCATCGCGTCGACTGGGAAGGTGTGCCGCGAAACTCTGACCCATCGAACGAAGACTTCCCTGGCCCTGGGGCGGTAGCCGCGTATCTGTGGGGTGTCAACCCGACCAACCCAGACTCAGCAGACCGCGTCATCCAAGCCGCCGAACGTAAGTTGGCTGTGCTTGATGCCGAGCGTTCTTTGTCAGAGGACTACGAGTGGACTCAAGTCCAGCGTGAACTGTATGAAGCCTTTGAATCAATCGTCGAACGGCACGGTCAGTTCAACCAATCAATCGACGGTAACGGTGCTCACTACGTTCTAAAGAATCCATTCGCCTCTCAAGGCATGCAGTGTTCGAATTGCACCTTCTATCGCGGCCCACAAGCTTGTTCAATCGTGTCGGGAGCAATCGCACCGAACGGCATCTGCAAGTTCTGGATCATTCCTGCCAAGCTTCTGAAAGTTGAACGTCAGACCGGCCCATCATCGACACCGGCTCCGAAGAGCGAACAGATCACCGGCTCGAAGGTCAACCCCCAAGGTTCAGCTGCCGGTGCGGCAGGTGGAATACAACTTTCGGAACAAACCGAGAACACGCTACGAACCAGAGTCACCGAACACAACGACGAGATGGAAGCGAACGACCGACCAGTCTGGACTCGAGTCACACTCGGTCAGACGAAAGCGGTCTATCGGCGAGGAGCCGGTGCCTATTCGGTCTCACACAGGCCAGGCATGACACGCGCTCAATGGGCCTTCGCTCGAGTCAGGGCCTATCTGTATCTAGCCAAGAACGGCAGACCGCAGAACCCGAACTATACGACCGACAACGACCTACTCCATCCCGAACATCCAAGAAGCACCAGGAAGCGAGACTATGACCACCAAGCTTGAACAACGAACGGTCGAGATGACCGACTTCGAGATACGACAAGTCGATGACGATCTGCCTTACGGAATGTCCTTCTCTGGATACGCCGCAGTCTTTGACTCACCATCGCAACCACTTCCGTTTACTGAGACGATTCGTTCTGGCGCGTTCGCCAAGACACTGAAGTCTCGTAACAACGTCAAGATGCTCATCAATCACGACCCAGGTCGTGTTCTAGCTTCGACTCGTTCCGGCACGATGCGTCTAGCCGAGGACTCGAAGGGCTTGATGGTCGACGCCGACCTGCCACCGACCACCGATGGTCGTGACATGTCGATTCTGCTGGCGCGTCAGGACATCTCACAGATGAGCTTCGGCTTCTC